TTGCTTTTGCAATTTTAGTTAAATTATCGCCTGCTACAACAGTATATTCTGTGCTTGCTGCTGGCTCTGCTGCTGGCGCTGCTGAACCGTCTATGCCTGCTTTTGCATTTTGTTGTGATGCTGCTGCCGCTGCTGCATCTGCTGGACCGTCTACACCTGCTTTTGCTGCACCTGCTGCTTGTGCTGCTGCTTCATCACCTGCACCGCTGGCAACTGCTGGCTTTGCTGCTGGGGCTGCTGCTTTCTGTTGTTTCCACCCTTTAAGATCTCTAGCTTTTGCAATCTCTTCTGGAGTTGCATATAGCGTCATTGTATCGGCGCCTTTTTTCCATGTAGTTTTAGGCTTTTTTTTATCGATGTTAAAATTAACAGTAGCGCCATTACTTTGAATACCACGTACTAATTCTTCTTCTCCGAGCTTTTGATCCCACTCTGCTCTTAGTGCAGATTTAATTTCTTCTAACTCATCGTCTTCTTCAACTGCCATAGGATTGTCTCCACCAGCAGTTGCTTTGTATGATTTTTTAGACTTGTGTAGATCATCGCCTGATGCTAATGCAGCATCTAACGGCTCATAAACTTCAGCTGGAGCATTGTCCCATTCTTCATCCATGTCCATGTCATCGCCGTGTTCGTCACTAGCAATAGTCATTAAACGTGCCATGTCGTCATGTCCGTCCATTGACATTGGCATTGGTGCCTTTACTGGCATCTTCATTGGTAAATTAGGAGTTTCTGGCTTAGCTGCGCCGCCTACTAATCTAAGTAAATCTGCAATACCATCAGTGCCTTCTGCACTCATGTTAACATTCATACGTACTTTGTCTCTTTCTGGCATAGTAGGTGCAGACATCGGAGGTGGCATTGAGCCTTCCATACCGCACTCTTCTACTGACTGAATTGACTCTAGGATAGTTTTCATATCGTTTACGTTGGCAGCACCTGTAGATGGTTTATCTCCTGCGACTGCTGCATCTAGATTCTTTAAGATGTCTAACATATTGTTGCTCATTGTTTAGCCTCCTACAACTGCTTTAGTGTTTTCTGTGTCACCAATATCTGTTGAAGTGCCACTGGGAGCAGCGTCAATTGGATCAATTTCTCTTTCTGAGCGAGATTTTTCTAATTCTTTTAACAAGTCCATTACTCTGTTCTCTCCAACAGCGTCTTGTGCGCTTTCGCCGCCCATGTCTTCTGTTTGTAGTACTGACTCATATGGTTCGTTCTTAGCATCTTCTTGATGATCTGCTTCAACTGGGTCGCCTTCGGCTCGAACATTAACATGTGAGTTTTGAACACCGCAATGTTGTGCAATATATTCTTGCATAACTTGCTTAGTAGTTGGATACTTAATTTCAACTTCCCAAGTATGCACTTCTGTATTGCGTAGTGTTGGAAAATCCATTGGTGTTTCTTGAATTGGTGTGCGCTTTGGTTTTGACACGTTTACGCATTGGAATCTGCCTAAACAAGTGTTTAGACTTTCGTCACATTGCTCAGGTAAATCACCTGCAATTCTTACAATAAATTTATATGTCTTATTAGACTCTGTTAAGTATTCGCTAAACTTTTTCATGTTGTTTCCCAGTTTAAGTTATTTATCTAGATTCTTTAACTTCTCAATTAAACTGTTACGGTCTGTAACTACAAATCCTGTGCCGTTTACGATGTCGCCTTCACTAGTACCTACGCCATCTCTGTCCATTTTTTCTTTTTTAAGTTGCAATTCGATCATTTTTAATTTTTTATCCATTTTTGCAACTTTAGCATCAAGTCCTGTTTTGAGCATTCCTCCAGCAACTTCAAATACTCGCCCAGAGTAACGTGCTTCTACGTTCATTCCTAAGTCCATTAGATCGTCATATGCACTTAATGCTTTTTGAGCAATGTCTTCGAGTTCGTCGTCTGCTTTTTGTCCAAGACCTTTAACTGCTGGTAATGCACTTGCAATCTTGTCAAACTCTTCAATACTTCTAACTGTCTCTTCTTGTTGAATTACAGCTGAGTGTTTTTTATTTCGTTTGTCTTCTTCTTTTTTTGCCTCTTGTACAATCTCTTTAGAGTCAGGCAAATTTAAAAGTTCTTCAAGTTTCTTTGTCATCGCAGTTTTCCATTATATGCTACTATTATTTATCGTCTTGATCCACCTTTGTGGAACATGTCATTTTCTGTTATAATACGAAATGTAATGCCTTTTTGCTTACAGTATGCATATGCTGCTGCCCATTTGGCTTGATTAACTACCGCATGTAATTGATTATGTTTACTTTTACCTGCTTCTTTTAATGAAGTTTGATTATTGGGTTTAACCTCAATTAGTTCTACCTTCTGTTTACCTGTTTTATCTGCATATGCAATAAAGAAGTCTGGTACATAGATAGTATGTTTACCAGTTAAGGGATTGCGATAAGGAATTCTGATTGCTTCACTCGCCCATTTTGCTACACTAGGATGTTCGTCACAAAATTTCATAAAATGGAATTCCCAACTACTGCGGTAAGTTGGTGTTTTTGTTCCTATATATTTTTCAGGAAATCGTGGTGTGAATTTTCCTTGAGCAAATCTACTCATGTTAAGCTACAATATTTCTTTTTTCAAATTTTTCAGCAGATGCTGGTCGTTTGTAGCCTAGTGTACTAGTCTTTGGTCTATTGTAATTAAGTACTTCAGTTACTACTGCACTTAATTGTACTTCGTTTAACCCTTTAAGAGTATCTAGTAATTTGAAAACGTTTATGTTGTCGAGTTTTGCTTGCTGCAATAATGTAGTACCAACTGAAATTGCAGCAGTTTTGTCAAAGCCTCGTTTTTCAAAAAATGCAATAACAGCATCAACTTGGTTAGTAGGAAAAGTTAATTTCTTTGAATAATAATTATTAAAAAAAGTAGTAACACCCTTGTCACTAAAATTATTAGGTTTTTCTTGAGGTAAGCTAGACATAATATACTCCTTAACTAAATTTTGCCTTTTCAGAGTCTGGTAAAGCGTCAAATCGCGCTCTTGCTTCGTTTATGCCCCCTGCACTATTTCCGCTTTGAAAAGAACTTCTAAACTTTTGAAATTGTGCGTCTTGTTCTTGCGCAGGATTAGTGTCCCCTGTAGTAATTGACGTTTGCCTCGATGATGCAATTGCTGATAAACCTGCAATTGCTGCTGTTGCTACTAGCAAGTCTTTGCCGCCGCCTTTGCCGCTGTTCTTTGGAAAAAACGTTTGTGCAACTCCGCTAACATCAATGCCAGCAGCGTCACCAATTGCTCCAGTTAGGATACGTAGGCCGCCTTCTCGTAATCCTTCTGAGTTTAAATCTCTTACATTCCTAGCTAGATTTGCTGCTGCAATTCCTGCTGCAAATGGGTTACTAAAATTTTTGCCTTGTGTAATGTATTCATACAAGTCTACACCTGCTCCAAACACTCCATCAATGCCTAATGTGCCTCCGCCTTCTAATGTAATAGGACTAGGAGTTCTGTCATAATGATCAGTTCTACCAAAGCCTGTTGGGCTTCCGTTTTCGCCTGCTTCAACATAGCCCCTGTCATAAAACACAGAGTCATATGCAACAGTCATTTGATTTTCTAGTATGTTACTACTTTGTGTATTGTCAAGTCTATCGTGTTGCCAAGACTGTATTAGCGGATTAACTAATGTAAATTTAGTATAACTCTTACGTGCCATTTGCGCAATTTCAATACGATCAAAAAACGGTACACTAGGTGTGTTGTTGTTCATACCATATTTGTATTCATTAGCACTTGCGCCAGCATAAGTGTTGTCGCCTGTAGTTCTATTACCGTATGCTCCGGTACTTAACGAATGATTGCCGTCTGCATAATAATACTTGTAGTATGCTTCCATTAATGCAGTAGTAGCACCAAAGTTGTCATCATGAAATGTAATATTAACTGGCGAATAGTCTATACGTGTCTGTACATTCTTCTTACGATTGTACATATTCTTAGTATCTGTTTGCGCCTGGAATTTAGGTAGATCAACGTTCTTAACTAACATGCCAATGACATTAGTATACGATGCTAGTTCTGGTATAATTGCTTGTGCTTCTTTAGTTAGCGTAAATGTAACATGATACAAAAATCCAAGTTTTGGAGCATGTTTTTGTGTGTCGTCGGTATATAGACGTGCGGCATGCTGCCAATCAGCCATATTGCCTTTTGGTCCTAAAATACCACTTGCTACGTTATCTAAGAATCCTGTAAACTTACTTGCCATATAAATATTTATCCTTTATAATAAAGTACGTATATAATAAAAAAGGGAGCTAAAAAGCTCCCTTAATTGTAGAATGGCTGTGGAGTTTATTATACGCCGCCACCTGTAATCATTGTATTAGTTGTACGGCCTACTGCTGTACCAATGCCTGTTCCATCTGGTGTTTGGATAGCATTGTCGTATCTAATTGCTAATGTAACTGTAACAGGTTCGTTTGCACTGTAAGATAATTGGTTATACGCTGCGTTTTGTACAAAGCAACCGTATAGTTCAAATGTCTCTAGTACGTTTGGTGTATTAGCACCGTTACCGCCGTCTAAGATCTCAATACGTGTTGTAAATTTATAATCTTGTCCAGATGCTGCACTTGACTGCTCGTAGAAGTCAAACTGTTTCTGTAACTGTTCGCCTACTAGCTTCTGTACGTTATTATTAACATCTTCACGTAAGTTAAGTGTAATAGCTTCCCACGCATGTTTACCAGCTAGGTAAGCACGTGAGTTGTAAACTGGAATTTCGATTTCTTCGAAACTTACCGTTGGACGGGTTACATCTACTACTTGTTTTGTTAATTCTGTTGTCGGTGTTGATACACCAAAGTTCTCTAGCGTAACACGGAAGCGGTACTGTAGCTTCGGCATTAATAAGCCTTGACTAGCTGCGCTATCGCCTGTTGCTAAAGGAACTGTAATTTTGCTTAGTGTTGAAATTGCCATTCTGTTTTCTCCTGTTGCAAGTATTTAGCAAATTTAGACCCCATATTTCAGGGGTCTAAATCTATGCCTTATAGCCCGCCTATTTCCCCAGTATTTTTAAGTCTTAGTGGAACGTAAATAAACTCAACTGCTTTTACAGGCTCAATAGCAATGTCTAAGTATAGTTCATTTCTATCGATTCTGCTTGGAGTATTGTTTGATTCATCGCAAACTACTAAGAAGTCGTACAATGCTCTTTGACCAACAAGCTCAAGCATTAAGCTCTCTGCTGCCTGTTTAATCTCATCGCGTGTAATCTTATCGTTTGGTTCAAAGATATAAGGTTTAGCTAACTGACTTAGTTGTGAACGTAAGTAAATTACCAAACGTGCCACGTTAATTCTGTCTAGTGCGCTCGAACCTCTTGCACGAGTTTTTTGACCGTAGTTAACAAGTCCTGCACCACTAATAAATGTAATTGGGTTAACATTCTGTGCATACAATGTATCGCGCTGACCTTCGTTTAGTGCAACACTTACAAATTCGCCTTCGTTGTTGATATATCCAACACTTGACGCATTAGTAATGCCGCCACGTCTTGTACCTGCTGGTGCAAACCATGGATAGCTAACTTGGTCACTTAGTGCAACTGTGCG